TCGGTGCCCGGCTTCCTCGTGTAGTTGTAGGTACCGTCATCACTGGCGGGACGTACTCCTGGGATTTCGCGCAGCTTCGAGAGGACCGCCTTGTCGAGCTCTTCGGGGATGAAGTTCTCGCGGACGATATGCACCTCGAACAGGTCGCCGAGGCTGTTCTTGTCCTGCCCCTGGCGGAGCTTGATGCGGTTGAATACGATGTAGTCCCACACGGGAACGTCCTCGGGGTCTTTCGTCATCAGTCCGTAGTGGACGTTCGGGTCGATTTCCTCGAGCTTATTCTTGACGTCGTTAAGTAGCAAGCTTCCTCACTCCTTCCATGTAGAGCCACATCTCCGTGCGGTTCTTGTCAATATAGCGGACGTCGTACAGGTAGCCGTCTATGACAGCCCTGCACTTATTGTCCACACCGGGCACTGCCCGAGTCCTTATCTTGAGAGTCAGAGAGAAGCCGCTCTTCTCAGCGAAGTCCAGGTCCTCCTCCCGGCGGGATGCTTCCTCGTAGTCGAGTCGCACGACGAACTCAAGGTCGTCAAGGGCGGACACGTTCCTCTGCGCGTTGAAGTCGGTCTTCTTCTCCTTTGCACGGTAGATGCGGACCACGCCGTCGTTGTAAGTGCTGAGCTTACGCTTCGGCATCGTCTTCGACCTCCTGTTCCTTCAGGTAGCTCTCGACCTCATGCTTCGCCTGCACGTTTGCGATGGTGTGCTTGTAGTTCTCCTCCCACTCGTCGCGGGGGATATGGTTCCACTCATACAGACAGCAGGAGAGGAAGAGGTCGCGCTCCGTTCCCGGTGCGCTGAAGTCGAACTCCGAGGGGACCCCTAGCTTGTGCTTCAAGTAGGGGCCTACGGAGCCTATGATGTCGTCCACGCGAGCGTTGGTATCTTCGTCCTCCCAGGTGATGTTCAGCTTACGCTTGACCTGTTTAGTCAATAACTCGCTCATAGTGGGACCTCCTTACTTAGGCGGTAGGAGTCTCGTTTTTAACGGTGAAGTATGCAGGGTCGAGGTCGCTGATGTCAAGAAGAAGCGCGGAGGTGTTATCCATAGCGCGACCGGTGCCGTGCTGCTTAATCTTGAAGACGGTCTGATCCTCGAGGAACTTGTTCTCCTCAGACACTTCGATGACGCCGTTCTTCTGTCCACCCATGAAGAGATTGTACTCGCCGGGGATGAAGAGCACAGCCTCGCCGGTCTCGAGGATGTTGTCGATGTATACCCTGGTAGGGAAGGGGAAGAGGTCGCGAGCGTAGGTACCGCCGGAAGTGAGCACCGTAGTTGCGGGCATCACCTTGGTGAGGTAGTCCACGAGGTTGCACACGAGCGCCACCTCTGCGAAGTTCTTAGGCTTGCCTGCCTCATTGATAGCCATCTTAGCTACGAGAGGGCCATAGTTTTTGGGAGTGAAGTCTATCACCTTCTCCGCAGTCTTGCGGGGATAGCCGGTGGAAGAGTTGAACTCTACGCCTTCGTGGATGTCACGAGTGAGACCTACGGGCTCATCCTTACCGGAGCCGTCTACGATGCCGTAGATAAGGCCAGCTGCGAGAGCCTCAGCGAGGCAGGCGCGGATGTAGCCGTCGAGGAACGCAGGACCGAGATCGAGCATATCGTTCTCAATAACTGCATAAGCGGAGAGCTTGCTCTGGTTGATGTCTACGGTCTTGAAGGCGGAGGTGATTTCCTTAACGATTTCGGAGTTAATCTGTCCCCAGACAGCCTTCTGCACGGTGTGGTCGTTGAGTATCCACTTGGTGATGTAGCCGGTGTACTGAAAGCTGATAGCGCCGAGAAGGGGGTGTTCCTCGCGGAGGTTTTTGTAAACGTCCTCGATGATAGTGGTAGGCATAAGGTCGTCCTCGTTGGGCGAGTTGATGATGGTGACGAATGCCTGCTTAGGGTTGGGAGACTTGAGCGCATCGATAAGCTTCTGGTACCACTTGGTCTCCTTGTCGGTGAGCTGACGGTAGCCGCGCTGTGCGAGAATTACCGCATCGTTGGACTCCTGAACGTCTGCGAAGTCCTTCTTAATCTTCGCCACGATGGAGTTGTGGAAGGCTTCCCATGCGGTCTGGGCTGCCTTTTCATCGCCCGACTTCATAGCCTGAACGATGTCGTTGAATACCTGCTTGTTTTCAGTGATTTCAAACATTGATTTTTTTCTCCTTTTTAGTTGTTTTTGATTGCATTAAATAAGCACTCCAGCATCTGGACTGCGTTATTCTCTTCGGGTTCTGCTGCCGGTTCGGCAGCGGGTTCGGGGTCGACGGTAGGCTCGGGGTCTGCCGTCGGCGTGGGCTCAGGCTCTGCGGGGGGCTCAGGCTCTGCCGCCGGTTCGGGGGTAGGATCGCCCGCCTGCTTAACCGCTCCCTTGACGATGTTGACCAGGGCAGCTCTTGCGCTCTGGCTTGTCTTGTCGCTCTCGGTCTCGTCGATAGCGGTGGCGAAGCCGTACTCAATAGCCTCCTCGGGAAGTATCCAGGTCTCCGCGTCAAGCAGTGCCTTGATCTCCTCCTCGGAGAGGTTGGAGTGCGCCTTGTACGCTGTGATGCTCGCCTGCGTTATCTTGTCAAGGTCGTCCGCCTGCTTCCTCAGCTCTGCGGCGTTGCCGACGCCACGCGTCCAGGCGTTGTGGACCATAAGCAGAGAAGACTCGCTCATCACTCTCTCGTCGCCCGCCATAAAGATAACGGAAGCGATAGAGCATGCGAAGCCCTCGCAGTGCGTGACCACCTTCGCCTTGTGCCTCTTGAGTGCGTTGTAGATTGCCAGACCCTCAGCCACCTCGCCGCCGTAGGAGTTGATGTAGACGTCTATCTTGGAGACGTCGCTCAGCTCGTCCAGCTTCTTAGAGAGGTTGTAGGCACTGACGTCGCTCTCAAGCCACGGCCACGAGGTTATGTCTCCGAAGATGTTGAGGCTCGCCTCGGTGCCGTTAGTTTCAAGTGCGTAGTAGAGTTTCTTCTTCATTATGTTTCACCTCCTCCCTGCGTCAGCACATTTTCAGCCGGCTCGAAGTTCTTCGTCAAATAATGGCGACGGCCGAACTCTGTGCCGAGCGGGTTGAAGTTAAGGTAAGGCCTCAGCTCGTCAATGCTGCACATACCGGACGAGATGAGCTTCTCCACAGCCTCCGCCACCTCGAAGATGTCGACGTGGTTGATGCGAGAAGTGTCGACCATGATATAGTTGCCGCGGCTCCATCCATCATAGCCGTAGGTCTGCCCGGTGAACTCCTCGCTGACCATATCAGCAATAGGGTCGAGGCAGAAGGTCAAGAAGACCTTAACGATCTCGTCCATGTTGGTGATGTTGCCGTACATCATCGGCATAGGTATGCGGAAGCCTTGCGCCGTAACGTCGAATATTTCCTTCCGGACTGCGAGTATATCCCCGGAGCCGGTAGGCTGCGCGGTGGAGAACTCCTGGAGGTCTATGCCTTCATACTTAGGATAGACCGCGGAGCCGTCGCTCTCGATGAACTGCTTCAGCTGTGCCTGAATAACCTCCTCGTACTTCTTTTTGAAGTTGGGGTCTCCCGCCTGGTACTGGTCGAGGAGGAGCTTGTACTTCTTGCCGTTGGTGCGCTTGAAGCTCTGCATTGCGAGGCTTATCACCTCGCCGTACTCCATACCGACCTTGTCGACCAGCTCCTTGACCTTAGTGTCCTCGAGGCGAAGATGCACGACGTCCTTCCTGGGGAACGAGCGCTTCAGCGTATAGGAGCCGAAGGTCGGGTTCTTGTAGACGTAGGGCTTCAAGGGGTTCGACTCGTCGAGGTCGAAGTCATCGGCGACGTGCATACCGCCCTCGTAGTTGATTATCAGCGCACCCTTATCTCCGTAGTAGTAGTTCCTCATGAAGTGCTGGATGAACTGGCTGGAGTTCTCGTTCGGGTTCGGTCTGACGTTCAGCTTGTAGTAGGTCTCTCCCTTCACCTCCACACCGTTCTCGTAGGTCTTGAACTCGCACTTGCTCAGTGCGTTAGCGATGTACGTGACGGCGATGTGGATAGCAAGCTCACGGAAGACTGCCTTCTCCACAGCCTTAGCGACGAGCACCTTGTATTCAGCGTTGTCGATTTTCTTTTCCAAAAAAGTGAATAATCTGATTTTTCCCATCGTTATCCCTCCCTTCTTTATATGATTATCGGGGGGAGCCACTCGATGTCGTAGGACTCAGGGAGCTCCTCCTCTATTGTCATAGCGGCCACGAAGGCCATAAAGCCGTCAGTCTTTCGGCTCTTTGGCTCTATCTTGCCGTACTTGAAGTTGTTATTCTGTGCGGGTTCCATCTTCGCGTTGTTTGTGTACCAGCGCATCATAGGGTCGTCGCCCCAGGCTATCCGGTGCCCGATAAAGCCCGAGCTTATCTTCTGCACTACCTGCATAACATCGGACGGTCGCACCAGCTTGACCTTGCCGTCTTTAGCATCGAAGCCCGCCTCCCTCAGTGCTTTAGATATAACCGAGTAGCGGTAGCTGTCGAGCGCTATCTTCTTGATGTTGTACCGCGCCTTCTGCGCCTTTATCCACCCGCCGATGACGTCTTGGTTTATCTCAACGTCGTCGACGATGGTGAGCAGACCGCGCTGTACCTGGTCGTCAAGCGGGAGCTTGATGCGGTGCTTATCCGCCGAGGCGGTACAGAACCATGAGTGGTGAATACCGTACCACTGCTCCCTCTGCTTAAAGAGTAGGAAGGCAGCGGCGAAGTCCGTCGTCTTTTGGAAGTCGATACCGCAGACGCAGCTCCAGCCGGTGAGGTCGGGGACTTCGCGGTTCGTCGCCTTGATGTTCTCCCAGCTCGTGACCTCGGTATCTTTCCGACCTTGCGGTCTGTTCATTCGCTTCGTCATGAAGCCGCTGTTGTTTATCGGGTCGAGCTTGTAGTCCTCATACTCGCCCTGTATCTCTTCCAGAAGGTCCGGGAGATAGGGGAGGCTAGGGTTCGCTTTCGTCCAGAGCTCCTGGTCGTGAACCTCTTCGTCCGCGTCAAGCTGACAGATGAAGGGGAGGAAGCCGTTGTCCGGTATCTCTCCGTTGAGTATCTGCTTACTCTTTTTTATAAGCTGATCGAGCGGACCGTCCCGCACGTCGCCGTTCGTCGTTATGTATATCCGTCGGGGGTGGGGCTTCTTTCCGAGGCCGGTCGTGAAGACGTCGATGTTGTCCCAGTTCTCGTAGGCGTGTATCTCGTCGAACGCGACCATCGCACTGCGGAGTCCGTCCTTGCCCTTCGGGTTGTTCGTCCGGTATTTTATCCGGGAGCGGGTCTTCTTGTTGACTATCTCCGTCAGGTTCCACTGGAAGTGCTTCTCCAGCTTCGGGCGGAACTTCGGGTCCTCCAGTATGTTGTGGATGTCCATGAAGGAGGTCTTCGCCTGGTCTTCACTGTTCGCACAGATGTCAACGTCATAGTAGGCGACGCCGTTCGTGTCCGTCGTGAGACAGAAGCACTCGAAGGCGAGGAAGGCGTTCTTGCCGGCTCCTCTACCGAGTAGCACGAAGAGGTCCTTCCACCGGGGCCTGCCGTTCTTCTTGAAGACGCAGGTGTGGAGGATAAAGACGAATATCTCCCAGGGGAATAAATCGAAGGGGAAGTACTTCTGGTAGCTGAGATACTTCTCGACTCTGATCTCATCGACCACGAGCTCCTCCGTCTCGAATACTCGCCGGACGTACTGCACGAGAAGCTTCTGCTCCTCACAGGTTGGGAACTCTTCCTTTTCTACTATATCTATATATCGCTGGAGGTATGGGATGAGCGAGGTCTTATACGGTGCCGTCTTACAGCTCATCGTCCTCACCGTCCGGAGGCGGTGGCACTTCTATCTTCGCGCGGCTTGTTATCGTGAGGCCGAGCTCACGCGCACACGCGAGGCACTGCTTGAAGGCTTTGTCCTGGAGCGTCATCAGCGCACTGACCTCACTCGTCCGCTGTCGGCGCAGGAGTTTCTCCAGCAGCTCGACCAGTTCGTCGGAGTTCTTACAGTTCGCCGCGATGTCGTCGATGACCGCCCAGTCACGGACCGCGTCCGCCTTGTTGATGATTTTTTTTATCTGGTCGCTGTACCCTACGTACAGCTCGAAGGCGATGACGTACTGAGCGAGCACGTCAACGTCCAGAGAGGTGAACACATCACCGAGCGCCGAGAGCTTCTTGGCGTATACGTTGAAGGCTCTTTTCTGCTCGGTCGTTAAATACTTCGGCGCTTTTATGTCCATTTTCGGTACGCGCAGCTCGCGCTCCCTCCTCTCTCTGATCTCTTTTTCCGAGAGGTGCTTATTGCCTCGCGCGATTATAAGGTCGACGGGTAGCCGCTTCTTACCTCTCGCCATAAGGCTCTCACCTCGTTCCTGTTTTATCTATTCGGGGAGTCTTTTTTGATTTGTCGAGGCCTCCCCTCGTTTTTCGTCCCTCCATTTTTTACCCCATATGGGGGTACCGGGGGGACTACCATCGCTCCTCATTGGTAAATTTGTCTTTAGTCTGCCAGGTTTTGAGCTTCTCGTGCACAAGGTTGTGGCACGTCTTACATAGTGGCACGAGGTTCGGCTGCCGCTGTCCTCGTTCGTCTATGTACCACCTACTCAATGCAAGCTCGGGCCGATGCCTCAGTTCGTTGACGTGGTGGACGTGGAGCCTCGCTGTCCGCAGCTTGCCGTCCTCCATCCACTTCTCCGAGGTCATCACCCTGCCGAGCTTCAGGCACTCCTGGCACTCGTTGTGGAAGTCTCTCAGGACTTCCTCCTTCAGCTCCTTCCAGTCGTCCGTCTGGTAGAACTTCTCCACCTCGTCCGCATCTATCAGTCGCTGGATATATACGCGAAGAGGTACGTCCCTTGGTATCCTCACAGGTCACACCTCTCTGTCTCTCTTATTTGTTCGGCTGCTTAACCTCAGCCTGCAAGAACGCCTTGAGCTTGCCGATGATGTCCAGCCTGTCAGCCTCCTCCAGCTTCCCGCCGTTCAAGGCTTCAGCGAAGGGTGCGACCAGGATGTACAACGTCAGGGCCATCTCCTCGAGGCTCATCTCTTTGATACTTTCGTAGTTATTCATTTATGCCCGCCTCCCACCTGCACCAGCGTCTCCTATGCCGGTTCGATACTTTTCTACGATACCATTTTACCTCAAAAAATCTCTCATAACCTCTCATACTTCAAGCCTCGCAGGCATAAGAAAAAGCGGACTCAAAAAGCCCGCTAAAATCGGGCAGGGAACAAAAGGAACAAAGGAACGAAGGGTTCCTACATACCCTCTATACACCTATACATACCCCTATAAAAGCCCCTTTATATTAAAACATTGTTTTATTGTTCCTTTTGTTCCTTTTGTTCCCCATAGTCCGTGAGCCCTTGAAAAATCTAGCTTTTTGTGGGGAACAAAGAACGCAAAAAGGGGAACGAGAGGAACAAGGGCGCACCCACACCCCTCTATATGCGACACTCAGAGCGGGGAACAAGGGAACGAAGTGGGGAACAAGAGGACACAAAAAAAGACGGACCCAGAAGGTCCGCCCTCTTTTACCCGATAGCCTTAGCGATTGCCTCGGCTATCTCCTCGGCGCCGTGGTCGAGGTACATCTTCCGGTCGTTGTACTGGTCGAGGAAGAAGAGCTCGACGAGGATCGCCTTCGGCTTAGTATGTTTGATTACATACAGACCGGAGCCGTCCTTGACGCCTCGGTTCTTCGTGCCGAGCTTCGCCACGTTGGCGCAGATTTTCGTCGCTGTGGCGTGTTTGACGCCGTACCAGGTGAAGCACTCCACCCCTCGCCCTAGTTTTGACGTAGAGGCGTTACAGTGGACGGAGATGAAGAGCTCCGCGCCGCTGTCGTTCACGAGCTGGCAGACCTTCTTGAGGTAGGCGTTCTGTGAGGCTGCCGAGTCGACCGTGGAATTATGGACGACGTGCCCGCGCTTCTTTAACTTGGGGATCAGAGCCTTGACGACCTTGCGCGTGATTTCGGACTCGTTGAAGCCTTTATAGCTTGCACCGTATCCTGCGCCCCTCGCCGTGTGCCCTGCGTTGACTGTTATCTTCATAGACTTATAGGGACACCTCCTTCCCGGTTGTGACGTTGTTAGAACGAGCTGCGAACTGAGAAAAATATGTTTACAGGTCTATCGTAGCGCAGAGGAGACTCTCGTAGGCTCTCGTCTTATTGTGCATAAATCGGTAAAATATGCACGATAAAAAAGCCCCGAGAGGGA